GCTTTGGCATCTCCGTAAGCTCGCGGAACGACCACCGCGAACGATCCAGGACATCAGGGTAGCGAGCGACGGAGGGCTTGTCTCCATCGTGCAGAACGTCCAGACTCGGCGCGGCCCGCTCCTCTGGGGCAACCTTCCGGAGATTCCTGTAGACAACCTCGTAGCCTACGTCTGGGACCAAGAGGGCGCGAACTGGGCGGGCCGGTCGTGGTTCCGAGAGTGCTACAAGAACTGGGTCATCAAGGATCGTCTGATCCGGATCGACGCCATCAATCACGAGCGCGCGGGAGGAGTTCCGTACATCGAGGCTCACCCCGGTGCGACGTATGACGAGATCAACCAGCTCAACACGATGGCGCAGAGCTTCCGGATCGGAGACACTGCAGGCGGGGCAGTTCCTGCCGGCGCCAAGTTCAACATCGCGCGCGGAACGAACTCGAGTGTTGTCGACTCGATTCGATACCACGACGAGGCGATGGCTCGACGATTTATGCTGATGGTCATGCAGCTTGGCCAGACGGAGACCGGCAGCCGTGCGCTAGGATCCACCTTCGTGGAGTTCTGGGCGACCGGCTTGGCCGCCATCGCGGACTGGATAGTCGATACGTTCAACGAGCACGTGATTGAGGACGACATCGACTGGAACTGGGGAGAAGAAGTTGATCAAGTCCCTATCCTCCACTATGAATACGATCCGCTCTTTGTGGTCCAGGACGTGGCGACCGCTGTCGAGAAGAAGTTGATCGTCGTGGACGAGGAACTGGAGGCGTACGTCCGCAAAGAGATGGGTCTGCCGGAGATCGGATCGGGTCCGAGGCTCACACCGGACGAAGAGTTGGCTCAGAAGCAATTTGACCTATCCGAGAAAGCTCAGGCTGATTCTCACCAAGTTGCTCTGGAGTCCGCGAAGCATCCGACTCCAGCACCAGGGGCTGGCAACCAGCAGCCGGCAAAGGCGGCGGTGGAATCGAGGGGCGCTCCCTCCCGAGAACCCACCGCCGCCACTTCAACAGAAGGAGATGACCAGGATGGCTAAGAAGCTCCTGGGGTCGGGCTCTTCCAAGAAGAGCAACTCCCCGAAGGGCATGGGCGGACGCTCTCTCACAGAGCAGAACGCCAGCCCCGCGTATCGCGGTACGCCGGAAGCGGTTGCCGCTCGCGAGTACGAGGCGGTCAAGGGCAAGCGTCTCCACGATCAGCTCAAGAAGAACAAGAGCTCAGGTCTGAAGCCCTAGACATGGAAGTCGTTCAGAATCCAGACGGCACTTGGCGCGTCACCGGGGTGCCCTTGATCTCAACGGGGATCGAATACCCGCTGAGTACGGGGAACACCACCTTCACCGACGGGCAACTTGCCGCCGCAGTAGAGGCGGTGAAGGATCCGGCGATTGTTGCCCCGCGCATCAAGCTCGGACACGCCTCTGGATACAACGACGCTCTAGTCGATGACGCTGAGCAAGCGTTCGGCAGAATCGACGCCGCCACGATGCATCTGGCAGACAACGGCCAGACGATCTATGGCGACTACACCGGGATGCCGGAATGGCTGGCGTCGGTTCTGCCGATGGCATACCCGAACCGATCCATCGAAGGCAACTTCGATGTCGAGACCGTAACGGGCAAGAGGTACGAGCTTGTCATCAGTGCGGTCTCTCTGCTCGGCGTTCGTTGGCCGGGCTGTCAAGTTCTCGAGGATTTGCCTCTCTGGTACGGGGACAAGATCCCGGACGATGCTGAGGTCGATCTTCTAGTCAAAGCAGCAGGAGGAGGGATGGGTAATAAGATCGAAGCACTAGTCGATGTCGATCAAGTCAAGCGCAAGTTCTACGCGGAGGTTGCGGTCGGTGATGACTACTGGCTGTGGATCCGAGGCATAAAATATGACAAAGCCTCGGGCCTCCAGTTGATCGTGGACGACGAAGAGGCTGGCGATCTCTACCGCATCCCGGTCAGCGTGAAGAACAACGACATCAGTTTCGGGGAGAGGGTCCAAGTGACCGAGGAGTTCCCCGACAAGGAAATGGCGGCTTCTGCTGTCATCGCTGGCATGAGTATCTTCGATCCGGAGATGCTCGTGTACGCAACTCGGGCGGAAACAGATCCCCGTCCGGTCAACCACCAGGAAGGAGCCACCATGGACGAGGCAACTCGTTCCGCACTGGCCGCCCGCTTGGGTCTGCCCGAGGATGCGTCCGAGGAACAGATCAACGCGGCAATCGACACCGGCACCGCCGCTGTCAAGGCCGGAGCAACGGATGCCCCGCCGGAGGGGACACCTCCCCCGGAAGGCACTCCCCCGCCCGATGACGGCGGCGACGACAACGGCGACGACGATGACGATGGCGTCGAGGCCGGCATCGTGAAGCTCGACAGGGAGACCTTCGAGTCTCTCAAGGCCGGTGCTGCTCTCGCGGTCAAGCACGACGCGGAGAAGCAGGACAAGCTCGTGCAGGAGACGGTCGCGGCTGCCGTAACGGCAGGCAAGATCCCTCCCGCTCGGCGCAAGGCGTGGGAGACTGCCCTTGCGTCCGACTACGAGGGCAACAAGGCGCTTCTCGACTCTTTGGAGGATGGGCTTGTGCCCGTCACCATGCGTGGGAATGCGGGCAACTCCGGTGACGGCTCTGGGGACGTGACGGCTGGTGAGGGTCTGCCGGAGTCGTGGTTCCCGGAGATCAAGCAGATGCGCGCGGCGGCAGAGACCGGCGGTCAGCGTGTCCATCAGGCAAGGGAGGCATAGGCAATGGCCAACGACTGCATCCCGCTTTTCAGGCCCGGTGAGGATCTCACCGCAGAATGCACAGCGGGCGTCACGGGCAAGCGGATCGTCAAGATCAGCGCGGCTCCGGCATCCGGTCCCGGTCTGGCGAACACCGCAGACGGTTCCAACATCAAGGTCGCGCATTGCGCAGGTGCGACCGATGTCCCCATCGGCGTCAGCAAGTACGACGCGGCGAGCGGTGGTAAGGTCGGCGTCATCCGCGAAGGTGTCGTTCCCATCACGTCGGGCGCAGCGGTCACAGCGGGTGCCTTGGTAATGGCGGACGCCGTTGGTAAGGCGATCACCTACGCCTATGCCGGCGCTGCTGTCCCTCGTGTCATCGGCATCGCAGTGACCACCGTCGGCGGCACAGACCTCGATGTCTACGTCGCTCTTCAGCTCACCTAGAGAGGAGGCAAACCAAAGTGGCAACAGAACTCTGGGTTCCCGGTCAGCCGGGTATCCGTAGTGCCGGCGCAGAGATCAAGGCTCTGACGGCAAACCCGGTCGCGCATCCTCTCGGACCGCCCACGGTCACCGGCAACACGATCACCGTGGACACGGCTCTGAAGAGCCCGACCAGGATCACTCGTTCGCTCATGGACCTCACGCTTCAGCGATTCTTCGCTGACCGCGTGTTCTCCAACGCAGGTGGCGTGTCGGGTGGAGCGGTCGTCTACGACGAGGTGATCGCCAACGATCTGTACTTGGATCGTGATATCCAGCGGGTCGCTCCTGGAGACGAGTTCCCCATCGTCACCAGCCAGCGGCGCGCACCGAAGGTTGCCGAAGTGGAGAAGTGGGGAGGCAAGTTCTTCGTGACGGTCGAAGCTCGTGACCGCAACGACGTGTCTGTCTTCACCCGCCACGTTCGGCAGCTGGCGAACACCATCGTCCGCAAGATCAACCAGCGGGCCGTGGAAGTCCTGGAGGCTGCCGTTCAGGCATCTCCGACCAGGCAGGTGACCGGCAACTCCTGGGGTGCTGTCATCACCGGTGGTTCGACGACCTCCAACTCGACGGTGTGGCCTGGCTTCGACTTCGCGCGAGCGCAGTCCCTGGCCGAGACGGACGAGCTTGGTATCGTGTACAACCTCTGGATCATGAACCCTGCTGAGTACCTTCAGCTGACGCGGATCTATGGTCCGGCTCTGAACGACCTGCTGTCGTCCATCGGTGTCGACATCTTCGTCACCAACCGTGTCACGGCCGGCACCGCGTACGTCGTGGCCGAGGGACAGGTTGGGCAGATGAGGGTCGAGCAGCCCCTGGCGACCGAGCAGTGGTACGAGGAGGAGACGCAGCGCTATTGGACACAGTCCAGCGTCCGGCCTCTCATGTTCGTGGACAACCGCATGGCCGTCCTCAAGTTCGTCGGCCTCACCTAAGCGCGGAGAGGAGGAAACATGGCAGAAGAGACAGTAGGGCTTTATGGCTCGGACGACTACGCGAAGGAGGAGGCGTCCAAGTACAAGAGCCCCAAGGAATACTCCGCGCAGGGCGACACCCGCGTGATCCGGGATCTCATGTTCAGCTACATGGTGGAGACGACGGATACCGCAGGCAACTCGACGCTCGCGTCAAGAGATGCCGCTCGTGGAGATGAAGTGCAGGTCGGGCAGATCGGCCTCATTGCGCTTCAGCAGGGCGAGGACAACCACTCGTTCTATACCTCGGATGAGCTGGACAATCTCGAGGCCACCGGCAGCGACGCAACTCCTCCGGCTAGCAGTTCAGACATCTCCGCGTTCGGTGAACAGGAGTTGGCTGACTGGTTGAAGTCGGGCAAGGACGGCGGGGCGTTCACGGTGGACGAGGTGTTGGAGCGAGTCGGGACCGACAAGGATCTCGCCAACCGCATGCTCGCAGCGGAGAACATCGCCACGGACGGCGATCCTCGCAAGAGCCTGGAAGCGGGCCTGACGCACATCATCGAGCAGTAGCAGATGGCATCTCGGGCCGGGACTCTTGTTGAAAGGGAGTCTCGGCCCTTTGCCGGAAAGGGAGCAATGAGCGGACAAAAGCACGGTGGAGTCATCAAGGCAAATGCATCGATGGGTGCTGTGGTGACTCGTGCGGACGGCACGCAGGAGTCCGTTGGAGGATTCGACGGCCCGCGATTGATCGAGCTCAACTACGAGCAAGCGGTAGAGATGTTCGGACAAGAGCAGGCAGACGAGCTATTCCTCGAACGCGACGCAAAGCAGAGCGACTGAGGAGGTTCGGATGAGCATGGAAATCCCGAACACCCAGGCAACATGCGACGGATGCGGCAAAGATCTGAACCTTCTAGCTCCTCACTTGAACATGGTTCTTCGTGCGAAGCGTGAAGTGTTGATTTCTGAGGAGGTTGCGTCCGAGGATCCGAACGAGGTTGGCGACGCCAACATCTATCTCGGAACCAAGTCGGGGGCGGGAACGATTTGCGTGTTCCACGACTACGACTGCATGAGCGAGTGGGTGGAAGGGTACGCGGGAGAGCCGGCAAAGCTGGAACTTCACGCGGAGGACGCCATCTATGTCCCAGAGGACAACCCGGACGACGAGGAGATTGCTCGTCGCAAGGCCGCAGAGGAGGATGAGGGCTGATGGCAACCGTCGTCACCAACGCGGGCGAGGAGTACACCGTCGACAAGTTCAAGGAGACGGTCTCGACGGAAGCGAGCTACGTGGGTTGGGGAACGGGCGCTGGTACTGCCGCCAAGGCAGACACCGATCTCTTCACCCCGGTC